AGTGGATACTTCAATCGTTATTCCAGAAATAGACGTAACTCTTGCATCTGAGGCTATCGTTGCTAAGACTAGAAAGTTAAAAGCACAATGGACTCCAGAATTTGCTCAAGATCTTAACGCATATCACTCTGTAGACGCAGAAGCTGAATTGACTTCACTATTAAGTGAATACATTTCAATGGAAATCGATCTAGAGATTTTAGATATGTTGATCGTTGATGCTAACACAACTGACAGATGGTCTGCTGAAAATAACAAGATCTACCAAGGTTCTTCTTGGACGACTTCAACTTCAGACTTCTACAACACTCAAGGTCAGTGGTTCCAAACATTAGGTACTAAGATTCAAAAAGTATCTAATAAGATTCACCAAAAAACGTTAAGAGGTGGAGCTAACTTCGTAGTTACTTCTCCAACTGTTGCAACAATCTTAGAATCTATTCCAGGATATGCAGCTGCTACTGATGGTGATCAGGACCAATTTGCAATGGGCGTACAAAAAGTTGGTGCATTAAACAACAGATACCAAGTTTACAAGAATCCTTATATGACTGAAAATATCTTATTATTAGGATATAGAGGTTCTCAATTCTTGGAAGCTGGTGCAGTTTATGCTCCTTACGTACCATTAATGATGACTCCTTTAGTATACGATCCAGAAACCTTCACTCCAAGAAAAGGTTTAATGACTAGATATGCTAAAAAGATGATCAGACCTGAATTCTACGGAAAAATTGATATTATTGATTTAAGTACTATCTAATATTTCTTTTAGAATTTATATATTAAGAGAGGCCTTCGGGCCTCTTTTTTTTATACTATTTATTATTAAACTAGTTTAAATGGCAAATATTGCAATATGGGGAGGTAGTTCTACGTTTACTACCGGATCTACTCCTTTTGGATTTTACGATACTGATTCTGAGTTTCAGACTGATGCTGATAAAGTAGCAAGTTTCTGTGCAAGTAGATTAGGATATCCATTGATGGATGTTGAACTTAATAGTGGATCTTTTTATACTTGCTTTGAAGAAGCTATAACTACTTACGGTAATGAAGTATTCCAATACAAAATTAGAGAAAATTACCTTAATTTAGAGGGAGTATCAACAGGTAGTTCATTAAACAACCAACTTACTGATCCATCTCTTAATAGAATAGTTCAGGTATCTAAACACTACGGTACTGAAGCAGGTGTAGGAGGTAATGTAACTAAGTATACTGGTTCAATAGCATTATCAGCATCTCAACAAACATATGATTTAGATGCATGGGCTGTAGATAATGGAGTAACAGGTAGTATTGAAATAAGAAAAGTATTTTACGAAGCTCCTCCTGCAATACAAAGGTATTTTGACCCTTATGCAGGTACAGGTACTGGTATTCAATCATTAATGTCAGCTTTTGACTTCGGAGGCTTCAGTCCAGGGGTTAATTTTATGTTAATGCCTATATCTTACGATATGGCTTTACTTCAAGGTATAGAATTTAACGATCAAATTAGAAAATCACACTATTCTTTTGAATTAGTAAATAATCAATTAAGGATATTCCCAGTTCCAGTAGCTACAGGTAGTTTATTCTTTGAGTATTACAAAGAAAATGACAAAAATGCATTCAATTACGATAGTAGTGTAAATAAAATAACCAATATAGCCGAAGTACCATATAGTAACCCAACATATAGTCATATAAACAGTGTAGGTAGACAGTGGGTGTTTAAATATACGTTAGCATTAGCTAAAGAATTACTAGCATACATAAGAGGAAAGTATGGAACAGTACCTATTCCAGGTTCTGAAGTACAATTAAATGAAGCTGATTTAATAGCCGCGGCAACATCAGAAAAACAAGCTTTAATAGATAGGTTAAGAGCATATTTAGAT